CTACATGGCTGTGAATGGGACAGCAGGTACACATATTAATCGTTATTTACAACCAACTGTTTTTAAAACCGCTACACCAGATTATACAAATAGAACATTTGATATTTATAATTTTGGGGATAATTTAGATCACATGGATATTGAAAACACTGGTGTTGTAGTTTGGAATAATGATTTACACATACCAACAATGGATAGTGTGATTATGTATGCGAAGAAGTTAGCTCATTTACAGGAAGTTATTGATGTTAACTTAAATGCACAGAAAACACCTGTTTTAATTGGGGCAACTGATACAAATAAGTTTTCATTGTTGAATATCTATAATCAATATGAAGGAAATGCCCCTGTTATAGTTGCTAATAAGAATTTTGATCCTAACTCTATTAAAGTATTTAAAACCGATGCGCCATTTGTTATTGATAAATTAAACGATCAAAAGAATGCTATAAAGTCAGAGTTCTTGACTTTCTTAGGGATTAACAATGTAAATATTGATAAGAAAGAACGTCTTGTAAGCTCAGAAGCAACTTCCAATAATGAAGAAATACAAGCATCTAATAATGTTATGTTGAAATCTAGATTAGAAGCAAGGGATCGAATTGTACAGTTGTATCCAGAGTTAGAAGGATTAGATGTAAAAATGAGAACAGATATTTTACAATCATATATGGTTGATTTTGGATTAGGGAGCGAGGATGATGAATTAGATGGCAATGTATAGTGTGGAATTAAGAAGATATATTAAAAATTACAGTCAGTATGAAAACCCTCGTGCTAGTGTAAAAGAAAAAATTGAAGTTGGACAACCCCACTTGTTCGACTTTGAATATCCTTTCTTTGATGAAACGAAAAGAAAAGATTTTGAAAGAAAATGGATTAGACGTTTCTATATGACTGAAATTGGTTTTGAAACAATTGAACTGTTTAAGTTTCATCTTGAAAATTGGATGAACGAAAAAATGCCTTATTACAATCAACGTTTTGAGTCAGAATTAATAAAGTTTGATCCTCTTATGAATACCATTATGGATAAAACACAAGACCATACAAAGGATTTAACAACCCGCTTGGATTCAAAAGATAACGGTGATTTTGAAACACATACGGCTAGTGATGGAGAAAGTAGTTCAGAAAGCACTGGTAATATGATTAGTGATGGAACAGTCGATCAAAATGGAACTTCTAAAAACGATGAATCTGGTACGAAAAACGGTAATAATAAAAATGTTAATGATGGTTCTAGTTTTTCAAGAAATGTTATCGCTGATACTCCAGATAAAAGACTTGAAATTACAACTGATGATGGTAAAGGGATTTTAAAATATGCATCTAAAATTGATGAAAACACTGGAAAAACACATAATGATGAAACGATTACCATTGATGAAGACACAACAAAAAATCAAAATGGTGTAACAACTGATAAATCTGTTAGTCACGATGAAGCGAACAGCAAAAGTAATACCAATGGTGAAACACATGAAGTTGGTAAAGCGACTGGTGTTAATAGTTTAACTGGTGTAAGAGATGGTAAAAACAATGAAATCGGAAACCAGAAAGAACACTATTTGGGTAAAATTGGTGTTGAAACCTATTCCGAAATGCTTCAAAAATATCGTGATACATTCATAAGGATTGAAAGTGAAATCTATGAAGAATGTAGAAAAGATTTATTTATGTTAGTTTATTAAGGAGATGAAGAAAAATGGCAGAAGATAATTTAACACCGCTACCCTTTATAACGCCTATGTCATACCAACCTTATGAAAGGTATTTACCGAGTGCTTACGATCCATCAATGAGTATATATGAAAAGATGACAAATGTTTTAGAAGCTTTAAATTATATGGGTAAAATCTCAAATGATATGATTAAACAATGGAATGAATTTGTTATCTGGGTTAATGGTAAAGGATTACAAACGGCTGTTAATAAAAAGTTAGATGATATGGTTCAAGATGGAACACTTGCTAGTTTAATCAATGATAAAATGTTGGGTGATTTAATTAAAGAATGTCGTGAAGCTTTAACAGAGCTACATAATTATTCTTATGAGATGTTACCTTTCACGGTAAACTATCAAAAGATTATGCATACCACACCCACAACGTTAGAAGGGAGATCAGACTTTATACAAGGTGCTTCGTTTAATAGTAAAAAGAAAGAATATTATGTTGCACGACAATTAAATGGTGGAGAATATTCAACTATTACCCGTTACAGTATGGTAACAAGAACTGAAATTGATTCTAAAGAATTTGAGCATTCCACTGGTGCTTATACTGAAGGTCTCCCCTTCTTCTATAATGAACGGGGTGAATTATGTTTCTTTGTTCGAACTACTTATGATATGAATATCGCAATATTTAACTATGATACTGGTGAACTGGGAAGCAATAGAGGTATGCTTGGTGGTAGCAAATTAGGGTCTGACCCAGATAATAAATATTTAATTACACACTTTGGTGATGCTAACCGTTGTGAGGGATTATATTTATATGATTTTGATGAAGCCACACGGGGTAATATGAGACTACTTCGCAAAATTTATTTTGATGGTGAAATTATTAACGGTGAAAAAGTGCAAGGTGTTACCATGATTAACAATGTTATCTATCTTGGAAGAGGTAAAACACAACCAACTGTAACAGCTGTAAATATGTCTGGTAAAACAATTGCAACTTATGATTTTGATAGAAAAGATTTAGCTGCCATGATTAACGTTTGGGCCCCATGTATTGAAGGAACTTCTTATGAATATGAATCTGAAGGTGTTTCTTTCTATGAATATGAAGGAAACTATTATCCGATATTTACACATGTTATTCGATCACTAGGAAAAGTTTTCTTCGCTGTTGGTGGTCGTATGGACTTTAAAAAGATGAACACAAAAACATATACTACTGATGTAAGTACTGGTGTTGAGTGGGTAGACTTACCTCTTTCGAGTGGTGTTACTCCATATGCTGATGATGTAAAACCACAATATTGTAAAGATGATAGAGGTTGGGTAACGTTACGAGGGGTTGCAACTCATGCTTATTTAGGATCAGAACCGAACATGGAACTTGCATCAATCGCATTTCCGTTTATGCCTATTCGAAATCAATTCTTTACTACTGTTGCTAGTGTTAATAAAGATGTTGCAGGCTCTACAAACCGTATTCAAGTTCGTTCAAGTGGTAAAATTATTTTAGATGCTTCAAGTGGTAATCCTACAGCTCCAAAACAGTTTACCGCATTTGATGGAATTACATTCTTTGTAGACGATAGAAAGTTTTAGTCATGAAAGAAGGTCAGAAATCTGTTGGAAGTAATGGGAAGCAAAACTCATTATTTCCAATGGATGTAATGTATATCACACAAGGCGAGGGAGACAGTTATTCTCATGGTAGCGCAAAAGCAATTGATTATATTCATATGACAAAGAGTGGGCAAAGAACATATCAAGCGTGGTACTATGCTCCATGTGACATGACTGTTATACAACAAGGTAGTGCTGGCACAATGTGGGCTTCTGATAGTGAAGTGAACACACCAACTGGCACGAAAAAAATGGTTTATATGTTTTGGCATGATAACAACCATTCTAATTATACTGTTGGAATGAAGAGAAAACAAGGTGAAAAATGTGGACAAACTGGTGTTGCAGGGGTTGCAAGTGGAGATCATTTACATATTGAAGTTATGAATGGTAGCACTTTTGATAAATCTAATGCTATTCATAACTGGGAAGCTTTTTTCACTAATGATACTGAAATTGTAAACAACTATAATTATAATTGGGTTACAACTGATGATAGTACAGGTGTTAATGATGGAACATGCACACCTCCTTCTAATGGTGGTAATGGAACATTTCAATTAAATGAAAAAGTTAATGCTAAAGTAAGAAGCTATGAAAGTGAAATGAGAGCTGAATGTGAAAGACAAGGTATACCAGATGCAACTATTCCCCTACTTGCTTTAATGATGGTTGAAAGTGGTGGAGAGGGTGGTGACCCGATGCAAAGTTCAGAATCAGCAGGTTTACCAATGAACACAATTAAAGACCCCCACGCAAGTATTGTACAAGGTGTAAAACACTTTAAAGAAAGTTTAGAAACA